GCTTATGACGGCGTACATGACGAAAGATTCACTCTAGATGGACAAGTTCGGAAAATTGGATTACGAAGAGAAGAGGGGTGTCCGATTATGGATTCTCGCGTAATGGATGGATTCTCAGTTAAATTTTATGGTGATAAAATGTGCATCAATTATCAGTCTGATATTAAGCTTAAAGAAGTTTACGGTGGCGGATTTGAACAAGACATAGAAAGGATGCTTAATGACATTAAAAAGTTTCTTTTAAAAGAATATAAAGCAATTACCGGCAAATCTGTATCACTCACTGCTCATGGAGAGCCTAAAATTCTAGTTCAATCTACATCTCGTGTTCGTTCTTTTGTTCAAGCATATCAGCACTATAAAATCGGAAAGGTCGATTCAGAGCCCATTCTAGAGCCTTCAGTCGATCTAACAAGAAAAGTCACAAGATTTTTTGTCTCAGTTTTCGAACAAAAAACCAAAAAATGTATATATTAAGAAAGGGGATAATAAAAAATGAAATTAACTTCAAAATATTTAAAAAAGCTTATTATTAAAGAAATGAAGAAACAAACGATTAATGAAGGTATCGGTACGATTTTAGCCTTACTTTTCGTTAATGAAAAGCTAAAACAACGCAAAGATAGAAAGAGAAAATTAAAGCAATTACCAGTTAAATCCTCGGAAAACGACTACGTTCAGAGTGTATTGGTGGCTGCTTTGATCTTAAATATAATTGCTAATATATCTGGTGCATTGATGGAAGAAATGGACTATGATATGAATTATGAATCCGATCCTAGATACAATGAAATAGCCGCTAAAGCTTCCGAAATTCTAAACCTTTCTAGTGATGAAGTGATTGCAATTATTGAAGAATTTGATCTTATGGGTTTTTATGAACAAAACAAGTAAGATATTAAAAAGGGGATAATAAGAAGTGAAATTAACAGAAAAAACACTAAAAGAAATGATTCGAAAAGAATTGAAAGAACTTAATGAGTCTGATGAAAGATATCCTTTTCGTCCGACTGCCGCTGGGAGGGCTTTGGATGGAGTGGACGCAGTAAGAAAATTTCGTAATTCGGATCCGGATGATTTTACATTGGTTGCTTTAGCTTCTTTAATATTATTCGGTGGTGGTGCAATGCTATACACCGGATACGAGGAGAACAAAAATCGAAAAAAGGCGGCTAGGATGATTGAGCAGATGAGTCTGGAAGAAATTGAAGGACATCTCAAAGAAGTTGAACTCCCCGACCCAACATCCGGAAGCCGTAAACAAAGAAAAAGAGCAGAAAGCGATCTAGAACAAATCAAGATTTACACAGCCGATAAGATTTCTAAAATGAGTGCGGAAGAGATTGAGAGGTCAATCATCTCACAACCATTTGAAACAATCTATAGAAATATGAAAGAACAATCTCCACCGGAAGATCAATTAAAAATACAACCAGAGACTGAGCCCTACAGAGAATCTTTGAGACGTAGAAGAGTAAGTAAAAAATAAAAAATGAAATGGGATTTAAACTATCAAAAAAAGACATTGTAAAGGAAATTGTGAAATCAGGGAAAGATCCCAAGTATTTCATAAACAACTATTGTCGCATATCTCATCCACTTAAAGGGTTAATTCCATTTCAAACATATCCCTATCAAGATGATTTGATAAATGATTTTAATGATTTCCGCTTTACAATAATATTAAAAGCTAGGCAGCTTGGGATTTCAACAATTTCGGCTGCTTATTGCGTTTGGCTTATGTTGTTTCACCGCGACAAAAATGTCCTTGTTATTGCAACAAAATTCCAAACAGCCGCCAACTTGGTAAAGAAAGTAAAGAGCATCATGAACTACCTCCCGGAATGGATGAAGGTAGCAAAAATTAAAGTAGACAACAGAACTTCCTTTGAGCTTTCAAATGGATCTCAAATCAAAGCTGCTTCGACTTCTGGTGATGCTGGTCGCTCTGAGGCTCTATCTCTTCTGGTGATTGATGAGGCTGCTCATATAGACGGGCTCGAGGAATTATGGACAGGATTGTATCCCACGCTATCAACTGGTGGGCGCTGTATTGCGCTGTCTACTCCAAATGGTGTTGGTAATTGGTTTCACAAAACATACGTTGATGCTGACGAGGGACAAAATGATTTTAAACCCATCCTTCTACCATGGGATATACATCCAGAAAGAAACGAAGAATGGTTTCATAAAGAGACCAAAAATATGTCTCGTCGTCAAATCGCACAAGAACTAGAGTGTAATTTTAATACTTCCGGTGATACTGTTATACATGCTGATGATATAGCCTGGCTAAATGAAAACATCAAAGAACCACAATATAGAACTGGTCATGATAGGAATTTTTGGATTTGGGAGAAATATTCAGAAGGAAACACATATCTTCTTGTAGCTGATGTTGCCCGAGGAGATGGAGCAGATAATTCTGTTTTTCATGTTTTGAAACTTGAAACAATGGAGATTGTAGCAGAGTACCAAGGAAAACCGAATCTAGATATGTATGCTCAAATGATCTATTCAGCTGCTATGGAATATGGCGAGTGCTTATTGGTAGTTGAAAATAATGGAATTGGAATTTCCGTTTTGGAAAAACTAATTACTTTAGGATATCAAAATCTATATTACTCTATCAAAGGAACTCATGAATACATAAGTCAAGTTCAAGGAGAACATCTGACCAACGCCATCCCGGGTTTTACAACTTCGATCAAAACGAGACCCTTGATTGTTGCAAAGCTTGAAGAATTTATAAGAAACAAAGTTTTAAAAACTTATTCGTCTAGGTCTTTCCATGAGTTTCGTACATTTATATGGAACGGTGGCAAACCACAAGCAATGCGCTCTTATCATGATGATCTAATAATGTCATTGGCAATTACTTGCTGGGTTAGAGATACTGCTTTGACTGTGTCGCAAAAAGACGTAGAATACAAGAAAGCTATGCTTGATGGAATGTTCTTAAAAACTAACAAGTTGAATACGACCATCAAAGGGCAAGATGGTTATAA